ACCAACTCCTCGACTTGCTCGGATATACCACTTGGAAAGTACACGCCTGTGTGTAGTAGTCTGCGATTGGGACGATTGTATGTAGCATAGTCAGACCCATTACAGTGTGTGGTAATAAACTCACGTAGTACCTCACGCCAATCGACCTGTGGCTCAAGTAACTCGGCTACTGTACGCTCACCACCACTGCCCATCTTACCTGCTGTGATTGCACCTTGACGTATAGCCTCGTCAATCTCCTTGCCCAATACCTCTTTCTCTTCCTCAGTCATATCTTGTGCGCCGTCCCAGTCATGCTCATCAAACGGCTTCTGCGACGAATGGGACGGCTGTCCACCACCATCTCCTGACTCGTTACCACCAGAGTTACCATCTTGTTGCTGTTGCTGGTAGATGTCGTCAAACACTTTGGGTGTTGCCCAGTCACGATACTTGGTGTCGTAGCACATACCCTCGATACCCTCGACGAACTTGTCATGCTTGTGCCTGTCGAGTATCTGTATGTTGATTACATAGTCGCACGCTTTGTTGGCTGTCAAAGCACACTTGTCACTCAGATGCTTCCACGTAGTAAGATGCTTGTACATCTTGTGGTAACACTCATGCAACACAACAAAACGTAACTGTGCGTCAGACAAACTGTCAACGAACTCACGACCATAGTATTCGTCACGACCATTGGTACACGCTGTCGGTATATCCTCACGTACCTCACGATCACCGACCATCAACACACCTGCGATTGCAACGTACTCAGGGTGTCCCATGATTGTAATAACTGCTTTGTTCAGCCGTTGTTCGGCTGTAAGGTTAGTTGCTACTGCTAACATAACTTACTCCTTATCACTTGCGAACATATAGTTGTTGTCCATAGCCCACTGGGTGAACTGCTTGTTCTGCATCACCAGTGACCGCTTACCATACGTTGACGGCTTAACACCCATTGCAAACAAGCCCTGTGCCTCAGCACTCAAGCGTTTCATGTATGTAACCCACGCGTCAACCCAATCACGATCAATGGTAGATAATGCACGATAAACGACCATACACACTGCACTAGCACTGTCAGGCACTAACGCGTTACTAGGATCGTCCTTGATGGACTGTAGTGTTGGTAGCTTGTCGGCTAGTTTTACAAACGCCATCATGTCGAGCGCACCACGCTCACCGATAGTACCAATCAGCGCACCTGTTAGTGTGTCATCAGTAAGATGCTCACGTTGATGTAGTATGTCAGATGCACACTCGAGCGAGCGCGGAGTAATGAACGCATTGGCTTGTCGCTTGGGGTGATAGATGTATGGGTTGTCATCGGGGTTGGATACCTCAGTGAATGACTGCATCACTTGTGGGAACTCTTTGACAAACCCCATGACTGATGGGTGAACATCGTTGTTGATAGCGTAGTTGTTGATCCACTCATCGGCTGTTGGCTTACGCATACGCACTGTGATGATACGATTGCGTGCATGTGGTGGTAACATATCACCCACACCCTCAGCACCCAGATTGGTTGTTGCAAACACAATGCTACCCTCAGGCAATGGTTGGTTGCCAATCATACGCTCGAGCATGACAACCAGTAACGCGTTCTTGACTGATGGGTTAGCCTTGCCCAACTCGTCAAGCATGAGTATCAACGGCTTGCCTGTGTGTATACCAAACTGCTCATTGGGTAGGAATGATACGCATTGATCTGCGCCATTGATGTTGGGTAGAAACAGATCACCCAGATCCTTTGTGGTACAATCAAAGTAACACGCTAGATGGTCAGGCAATAGTTTCTTGAGTATCTTCTGTAAGGTAGACTTACCAATACCCATGTCACCCTCGATTACTACAGTGCGCTTGCCACCTACGTTCAACAACAGTTGAACAATATCTTCAATACTACTTGCATATACGTTATTCATAGCTTTGTCCTCGTTTGTGTGTAACAGTGTTACACGTACTTTTTGGTAAATGTTTGGTGCGCTTGCGTAGTACCACTCGCGCACCCTTGCTTGTCACACGATACAACGTGTCACCACGCCATCGCTCCATGTTCGATACACTAGCTTCCATGCTACATATCCAGTGTAGGTATTGACTTGAGTATGTCATCTACCTTGCCTTTCGTTTCGGCACGCAGAAACTCGCTATCACGTAAACCCTCAGGCGTTACACCACGCAACGTAGACTCGAGCCGTTGGCGCATAGCTTCCATCTGACTGTCACCTGTCACGTTACACGTACCCAATAGGTCAACAACGTCAAGCACATTAGTAACCAGACTGTTGCGGAATGTATTCTTCTCACCCTGCTTGGTGTCATTCAAACGCATTGCCATTGTTGATAGCACAGTGTGTAGCTGTTGCCAGATATGATTCATCGCACCCTTTAGCTTTTCATCTTGTTGCTTGGCAAAGCTGTCCTCGAGTATCGAGCGTGCCTCATTGGGTATATCGAGTCGGCAATCACCTGTCTCAGGTAACTGCTTGTACTCAACGCGCATGTAGAACTTATCCAGTAACGACTCAGCAGATGGGAACTTTGTCTCGTCATACAACTCACCCAGTACAGCTTGTGCATGTACTCGCGTAAACGCATACTCATTGTATAGGAACTCATCACGCAGACTCTCAAACTCCGCAATCGTCTCGGTGTACATTTTATGTGCGGTAATGTAATTGGGTGTAGTAAGTAAACACCAACCGCCTCGATCCCACGGAACTGAATACCTGTATGTGATGTGGTTACGTGCAAAGCCGTTAAGCTGTCGCAAACGTGCAAGAGTCTTGTTACCCTCGAGCATGTTCTTATTAACCTTGATTGCTTCGGCATCTGCACCCTTACTCTGTGCTAACTCACGACTGGCTTGCTTGTCTTGCACTTTGAATGATGGAATGCCACAACTGTAATGCACTAGTAGTGCGCTAGATGATAGGCTTGGTACTTCGATATTATTTGTCATAGTCTGTCTCCTGTTGTGTAACACTGTTACACGATTGATTTAAAGCATACTCTTTGTTGAGTCGCTTGCGTTCTTCGGTTAATCGGTCATGCCAACTAGTCTGTACAAACTCTGTCGGCTTGCGGTTAGGATCGTACTTGTACGGATCAACCTGCTGTCGCTCGATATACTCACGCACAATGTCATTCCACTCTTTATATAGATGACTCATAACTTCGCTCCCTTACGTGTTACTCTGTCAATACAGAACTGCGACACATTGAAGTGTCTAGGATTACGCGGTAAGAAATAACGCGGTGACGTAATGGCAACCCACTGTAACCACTTACACTTACGCACCTTAGGCTTTGGATCAGGCAAATGCCTGAACGCTGTCATACCACGCGGTGTGTATCTGTTTAGATATAACGGTCTACGCATCTGCTTGCTCCCTGTAGTATTGTTTGACGCTGTCATACATTGGGTGTCCCCCATTGTATTTAACCTGTGCGCGTAGACTGCGTATTGATGAGTGCATACTGCGCATCGCGTCATCATCTACACCCTCAAGTGATTCGACATACTCACGTATCTCATCTAATTGCATCAGGGTACGTTGAAGTTGAACAGGTACGTTAGTCTGCATTGTAAGTACCTCGCTTGGTAGTCATTTGCATTGGCTCAACGTCATCTTGTAAGCCGTACAGGTCATCGAACATCTGGTCAACACTACAACCTGCTAGTCGCTGTCCGTCTGTCTCGTCAAGAACATCTGCATGATCCATCAGCAGATAGTAAAGGTGATTGTTAAAGTCTAGCTTTTTCATAGTAAATACCTCATTGGTGTGTAACACTGTTACACGATAAATATAAAAGGAATGTGTAACACTGTTACACAACCTCACCTGCTTGTAGTAACTCATTACCACAAACACTACGCTATCATATCACATCTGGTACAAAATGTCAAGTTTATAGCTAATAAGGTACAACGTGATTAACACTGGTATATGTTGATATTGTAACTTTTAGAGTGTTACAGAAACGATGCTTTGTAACCTATTTGTAACTTTTTGGATTTGGCTCGGGACTAGTGGTGGCGCGGAATGTAACAATGTTACGTTTTTTGGGGTAAATATAAGGTGATATTTTTGTTTATGATTTGATGATGAGATGAACTCTGCCAGAGTGCCCTCGAATAAAGGATATATATAGATATTCTTAAAAAAGTTACAATATAAATAAATAGATAGATAGGTTACACAATAACCACCTTTGCTACCTGCTACCGTCTCAGTGTTGTCTGTATGTGTCTGTATGTACCAGACTTTACCTTTGTAACTTTTCGCTCAATAAAAAGGTTACAAATGGGTTACAAAAGGATAAAAAGGTTACAAAGCAAAGTTACATTACGTGTGTAACAGTGTTACACAGTATTTACCACTCAACGCCAAGCATAACTACTGGTATTGCGTTACGCTGTGTAACAGTGTTACACGCTAGGCTCAACGCAGTGCTATATTACTGGTATCAAAAAAATGAAATTTTTTTAGGGCGAAAAAAAAGCCCCTCGATTGAGGGGCTAGGTTGGTTAGCTTATTTTGATGGTGATGTTTTGAACATCTTTTACTATTGATTTGTAAACATCTTCACTTAAGATCTTATTGGCTTTCTTACTGAAAGCTACAAGCTGTTCTCTTAGCTTCACCATATCGTCATTTGCTTTCAGCGCTTCCTGTTCATCTTCGGGTAGCTTGGCGCGTTCAGCTTTCCTTACCGCATCGCCTAAGCGCTTGATCCATGTTACAGATTGTTGAATCAATACGCGTCTGCGCTTGTAGCGTTTCTGCGGTAAGGTTGCTTCAGCTTCTTCATTGCTTAGCTGAAAATCTAGCGCTTCCTGTTCATCAGTGATCTTACCCACTGCGTAGGCTATGCGATGTTCATCATACCATTTAACAGTAGCAGTACCTTTTGGCTTTTTGTCGCCGTTCTTATCGGTGCGCGGTGTGTAAAAGTGGGTATGTGGTATACCCTTCTCGGCGATTGCTTCGGCGATAGCATCAGTATCTACTCTACTTTCAGCTACTTTCTTTTGAGCATCTTCCACCTTATTATAAGCTGATGCGAATGCGGTCGCCATTGCTAGGGTATCACCAGATTTGATTGCTTCTTTTACTGCTTTACTTAGATTATTAGTTTTCATAATAGTTTTTTCCTTTAGTATGTGTAACAGTGTTACACAGTTAGTTAGTTTAAAGTATCAAAGCATTGTCGCTTTGATGGTTCACATAGTAACACATTAGCCAGAGTTTACCATAGGTTTGGGGGGCGTACCCCCGATTTTACTATTTTGGAGTCCCATCGACTATGTATTACTAATCTGAGCGAACAAATCGCTATTTTTTGAAAAGGCCCCCCTTTGTTTAAAAAAGGCTATGCAAAAAATTTTTTGTGTGTTACTTTTGAAATGTGATCCAAATCTGAATAGGTTACGTATGGGGCGGCTTTTAGTAGAGGGGGAATCGAGTCACGTTGGGCGTGTCGGGGAGTTCTTTGCCATATATAAGTTGGAGAAGTATGGCATTGAGTGCCACCATGTAGACCGTTCCGGCATAGACTTGTGGTGCCAATCGTTAGACAATTCGTTATTCACCGTACAAGTAAAAGCCTCAAACATCTGCCATTTCAATCAACATAACAAACGCCCCGCCTTTTCAGGATACGCCTATAATCTACGGTCTGAGCATATAGCTGATTTCTATGTATTTATAGCGTTAGATATAGAACGTATAGTAGTAAAACCTGTTGCGGAGCTAGAAGGAAAAACGCAGCTACGGTTAACCGCCTCGGATTTTACAAGGGAAGAAGAGTTAGAAGGCGTGAGTCTACTTAGATCCTTTAAAAGGGAAGATCATCTTCAAAGTAAATGCAAACAAGTCCTAAACTAGTTACTAAACAAGCAGACAATAGGAACATATCCGGATACATAATATCTCCAGTTGGTAGTGGGTTTTGGGAATGCCGCTATTATATACCAAAGCAGGTCATACCAACACATGCATATTATTTATTTTTATTATGATTTTTGGTAATGGGAAAGTGTCATAATAAATACTTTTTATATTTTTATGTCATTTGGTGGCAAATGTGGCAACCTCCCCGGAAACTCAGCCCCCACCTGCCTTACAGCTTGCCACATACATGACAAGTGTGATAATAAGTAAAAATGTCCTATATCTTACTGTAACGTGTTATCAGGAGTGTGTAGTATAAAACTTGCGCTTCTTATAACTTTTTGGTATATATGCACCTACGGTTAATAACCTGCGACTAAAATATGACGATAAAACTTGAGCCAGAAGTTGGCGTTCCTGTATATGACGACGACCCAAGCGTGGATTTATCTGTGCGTGCGCGTGCTGCTACGGTAACGGCAAAAGAATTAGAAAAAGAAGGCTTAGATTTGACTCCGACTGCTGAAGATGAGGCTGTTGCGAGTATGTTAACCATGTCATACGCAGAAGATCCCGAAAAAACATCCAAAAAAGCCACAAAAGCGCGTGTTGCAGAGCTGACACCGGCATCTTTGGTACTTACAAACAACATTTTGAGTGAATTTGGCCGTTCTGTGGTTGAATCTGCTGTATCTGTACGACATTTAATAACAAATAAGTTGATTTTAGAGACAGAAAACCCTGATGCTAAGGTAAGGCTACGCGCATTGGAGTTATTGGGTAAGATTTCTGATGTAGGGCTGTTCGCTGAGAAGTCAGAAGTGACAGTTACACACCAATCAACAGATGATTTGAAGAAAAACCTACGCAAAAAGCTAGAAAAACTCGTAAATCCGCCTGAAGTTGATGACGACGCAGTCGTAATCGACGCGGAGACGGTAGATGAGTGATTTCACACAAGAAGACATCCAACAAATGTTGGATAATCTAGACGAATTTACCGAAGAAGAGGTCACTGAGATCAATAAAATGGTAGATGAGCTAGATGCTAGGCGTAAAAACAAGGCAGCATACGATGATTTGATAGAATTTTGCAAAAGAATGCAGCCAGATTACATTGTGGGCAAACATCACCGCATTTTGGCTGATATGTTGATGGGTTTGGAGGATGGAAGTAAGGATCGGGCATGTGTAAACATCCCTCCTAGGCACGGAAAGTCACAATTAGTGTCAATTTTCTTCCCAGCATGGTTTTTAGGGCGAAATCCAGACAAAAAAGTGATGATGGTGTCGCATACGACTGATTTAGCGGTAGATTTTGGTCGAAAAGTGCGTAATTTGCTTGGTTTACAGGACTATAAGGACATATTTCCTACAGTACAACTAGCTACGGATTCTAAGTCTGCAGGGCGTTGGAACACCAATATGGGCGGTGAATACTACGCATGTGGTGTAGGATCGGCACTAGCTGGTCGTGGTGCACACCTATTATTGGTAGATGACCCACATTCTGAGCAAGATGTTATTAATGGTAACTTTAGTGTGTTTGAGAAAGCGTACGAATGGTTCACATTTGGTGCTCGTACACGTTTGATGCCCGGTGGTAGGGTAGCAATTATCCAGACTAGATGGCACATGGATGATCTAACAGGTCGTGTAGTCAAGGATATGAGTCAGAATGAGAAATCTGACCAGTATGAAGTTGTGGAGTTTCCTGCGGTTCTTGAAACAGAAGGTGAAGATGGTGAGGTTGTAGAGAAACCACTGTGGCCTGAGTTCTTTGATATGGCTGCGTTGGAACGTACAAAAGCGTCAATGCCTTTGTTCCAGTGGAATGCACAGTACCAGCAACAACCAACAGCAGAAGAAGCAGCTATTGTAAAAAGAGAGTGGTGGCAGATATGGGAGAAGGAAAACCCGCCCCCTTGTGAATATATTATTATGTCACTTGACTCCGCAGCAGAAAAACATAATAGAGCTGACTTCACTGCGCTAACGACTTGGGGTGTATTTTTCAATGAAGAAACAAATGCACATAACATCATACTATTAAATAGTATAAAGGAACGTTTAGAGTTTCCTGAGTTAAAAGATTTGGCTATGGAACAATATACGATGTGGGATCCAGATGCGTTTATTGTGGAGAAAAAGAGTTCAGGTGTTGCATTGTATCAAGAAATGCGGAGAATGGGACTTGTTATACAAGAGTATACCCCTCACCGTGGATCTGGTGATAAACTAGCAAGATTAAATTCTGTATCTGATATTATTGCATCTGAACTTGTTTGGGTACCACAGACGCGATGGGCAGAAGAAGTTATAGAAGAAATAGCGGGATTCCCATTTATGAGTAA